CTAGGGGACCAAATTAGGGGAATTTCTAGGGGAGTTCGCCTGTTCAACGGACAGCGCCGAAAGGGCTGCTTCCAAGTCGGCCGGACGGCGAACGATCCATGAGCTATCCGCCCTTCCCGCCAGCGCCGCCAGAATCCCCGGCCGCATCCGTGCCGGGAAGTTCCATATGATGCGAATGAGCTTCGGGATAACCAGTATTTCCGGGCAGTTCTCCGGTAGGCCAGGCCTGCTCCGAAACAGGTATCGCCAGTTGCGTTGGGCGCACCTGAAGAAAGACGTGCGGCGGTCAAGGTCGAGGAAGATAACGAAGTCGGCCGCTTCCAACACCGTCGCCGAGACGCCTTCGATCACCCATGCTTCCTGTGCGACCAGCGTGGCTATCTTTTCCGCGCGCCAGTCTGCGGGACTCTTTCGCCAGCCCGGCCGCCATACGATTTCATCCAAGCCGAAGACCGGCAAATTCAAGCGCTCGCCGACATGCTTCGCCAGCGTCGTCTTCCCGCTTCCCGCGTTTCCGGTGATGAAGATTCGCGTCATGCCGACAGGCTACACCAGCAACCAGCCGAACGCGGCGAATCCGAAAACCACGACAAGCGCGAGCAACACCAGCCGGCCGGTCCATCCAATATCCGGGGTGTGATCGGACCATTTGTCGCCGGGCATCTATTTCGGCGGCTTAACCGGCTTGGGGCTGGGCACGACGCCAGTCCACGGCGTCGGGCGATTCGATGAAGGCGGGCGCGGCGAGCTTGCCATTTTAGCTTCCCTTCGGTGGCTTGACTGAAGTTGCGGTCGGACGCGCGACGGGCTTCCCGCTGGATGTAATACCGTTCTGCACCGTGGCCGGCGTCGGCCGCGTTACCGCTGCAAGTATCTTCTTCATGTCGTCCTCACTTGGTTTCACTGCTTGTTTGCTCCGTGGGTTGCTTCATGTCCGGGGAAGATCGGCGCTCCCCGACTGCCATTGCATTCAGTGCGGCGAACACCAGCAACAACACTGCCCCTATCGGGAAAAGCGATACAATTGACCTGTTCAAATATAGGGTTATTTTTTTCCATCCTGAAGACGATGGCGGCGGTTCTCCCCGCATCTCTGCATCCAATGCAGCCATTTCCACTTCGGCGGCTTTAGCGCCAGTCTGATACGAAATGAGATTGGCGACGATGCAGACAACGAAAACTATCCACGCGCCGAACAGCACTTCTATAGATACAGGCTTCATGATCGCGGCGAGCGCCGTCAGCAAAACAACCGAAAGCCCCAGTGCGCCCGACGCCAAGTTCACAATCGAACTGTCGAAAGCCGTGACCTGTTGAACGCGCAACTGCTCAAGTTGGGCGCGATAGGCGAAATATCCGTCCCAATCCTTTGGCTGTTCCGCGCCTTCCGAATCTTGCTCTGTCATGGCTCGCCCCATCCCACGCCACTAATATAGGAAACAAACGTAGAACAGAAAAGCCCGCCGTGGTGAGCGGCGGGCTTTTGGTAGGCGCGTCGAGGATCGGGCGGCTAGGCGCTACTCTCATTCCATTCGGCATCAATTCCAAGCACCTCGTCAACGATACGTTCGGCGAGGTCATAGGCGCTGATGGCCGGGCCGGTGACGGCCTTGCTGATCATGTCGGCCGTCCGGTGGATCATCACGTCACGCGCCGCGACTTCGGCCGGCTCGAAGGGAATGATGCCGGTTGCCGGTTCGACCTGATACTTGGCGGCAGCGGCGGCGACCATGCTGCGGAGTGCGGGATTGAGCGCCATCACGCGGCCTCTCCTTCCTTGAGGTCTGCCGCAACCCAATGGCGAAGCACGTCGCGGGCGACGAAATCATTCGTGGCGTCGTCGTGGCTGGCCTTCTCGCGCTTCACGCGCTCGCCGTAGCGGATAAAGATCATGCGCCCCTCGCGGTGCCAGTGCGCGGTGACGACGCCATAGGGCGTTTCGACGGTGACGGGATGGGAAGTCATTGCTTGTCCTTTCAGGGTGGTTGAAGGGACCACCCATATTTCACAGAAAATGTTGGTTTTCCATAGGATTATATAGGCGCATGTATAGCGCGTTCGGCTCAAGCACTGACCAAGATGGAAGGGCCTGCTTCCTCGCCGCTGTAGCAGGAAATCGGCCAGATGCCGCCGATCTCTCCAAGTGCCATGATGATTTGAGTGCGAAGGTCGATAGGTGATCCGGCATCAAATCTTGACGCGATACTTTCCAGCGCATCGACGGTGGCGTGATAGGTGTGCGAATGCAGGTATGCTTGCGGTTCCATGATGTCTCCGGTGAGGGTTGCCTGTGCTGCCGAAGCAGCACGCAAGGAATCGCATGGCGGAATCATTCGACGCAAGCAGAAAATGCGCTAAGTATTTGAAAATATTGTAAGTAAGTGCTTATTTAAGTCGGTGGCGCTAACCAAGTAAAGCGGCCCCTCATGGGGAGATTGAATCCATGAGAGGCCTTCCGAGCGGTCGGCATCCGCCCGGCATCTTCATTATAGCAACCGTGCGCCTGGACTGCGGTCGAAAGATCAGAAAATCGCGTTTTCCTTCAGCGCCGCCGCATTGGCCTGCTCGATCCGCATTTCCAGAACGCCCTTGGCGACAGCAAACTGTTCCTCGCGCCGCCGAGGCGCGCGCTTCGCCCGCTTCCGGCGCTTGTGCTCATCAATGGAAATTCCGAGGGCGTTCGCTTCGGCCGCTTCCTTTTCGAGGTAGCGCTTGTTGCGCTCGCGCGCCTTCTCATTCTCAAGCACAAAGCTGGCGAAATAGCCGGTCAGGCTGAAGCGGTCGGCCCGCTTCTTCTTCGCCCGATATTCCCGCACGCGCGCGTTCAAAGCAGCCCACGGCCCGCCGTGCGCTTCCTTTTCGGCATCCGTTACGGGAGCCTCAAAATCCGGCACCCGGACAATGTCGAGCCGAAGGCGCTGCTTGTTCTCGCGCTCCCACAAGGCGAGGGCGTGCGCTGCCGGCCCCAGTTCCATGCCGACAAGCACGTCAATGAATTCCTCAAGCTCCGGGGTGATCGTGGCGCGCGGCCAATTGACCTTTGCTTGAGGCGATTCCGTCATGGGCTTCTTTCCTTCTACTTTCTCCCGGTCGCGCTGCCGGGCCTTCTTCTCGCGTTCACGCCAGCGCACATATTCCGCCTTTTCGTCCGGCGTCATGTGCTTCAGGGAACGCCGCTTTCTTTCGGTCATTCCGCACTCCTTTCCTTGGCCGATATGGCTCAAGTAGAGTTATAGCGGGACACGAATTGGAGTGCAGACGATCCTGCCATCTGCTGACATTTTTGGAACGGGAGGCGGCTCGCCCGATTCCGGAACCGGGCATATTCAACAGGGGACCGCGAAGGTCGCGAGGCGGCGAAGCCGCCGAACGGCCGGAGCATCCCTATTTGATGATGGCTGGTGTATCGCACCGCTGGGTGCGGGTTCCGGAGGGGATTAAGCGGGAACCGTCACGACATATATAATATGTTCTTCTTCTAAGAATCTAATAAATCCTGCGACGGTTCCCGCTTATTCCCGCTTCCGGAACCGAACAGGGTTGCGGCGCACCGCCTTCCATCATCAAGCCGAGAGCTTCCCCCGGAACCGCGCGCTTCGCGCCCGGCTCCGGTGTATCTCCCATTGAATGAGGAATTGGTGCCGCCGCTGCGCACCGCCCGCCAGAAACCGACAGGGAGAGTCACCAGCACGCGCTAAGCGTGTTCTGGGTGTTCAGGGGACTCGTCGGACGCCAATGCTGCTCTACGGGCTTCCCTGTGTCCAAGAGGATGCCCTTCCGCTTCCCAGCCCGCCGACGGTCATCTATACCGGCGCAATGCGCTTCAAGGCCATCATGGTTGACGTTGACGGTGTGCTAATCGTCCATCCTGATCAACAGGGGTGGTCGGCAAATCTGGAGCGCGATCTCGGTATCTCGCCGGCGACTCTACAGGCAGAATTCTTTCGTCCGCATTGGCAGGACATCATTCATGGCCGTGCAGATTTGCATTCGCGACTTGCCCCTACGCTAGAGAAAATTTCCAACGGCGTGAGCGTTGAGACATTTATCCGGTATTGGTTTGAAAAGGATTCCCATGTTGATCAGGACTTGCTTGGCCAACTGGCGAAGCTTCGGGCAACGGGCTTGACGCTGCACCTTGCCACGGTCCAAGAACATGAGCGCGCCAAATACATTTGGAACACTCTGCGATTTAAGCATCATTTCGATGCCATGCACTATGCGGCAGACCTTGGCAGCGCAAAGCCCGATCAAGAGTTTTTCAGGACTATTGAGCAACGCACCGGCTTTCTGCCTAGCGATCTGTTCTTTATCGATGACGGACCACACAACGTTGAAGCTGCCATCGCGCGAGGATGGAGCGCAGCCATATGGGACGGAAAGGCGCGTCTTGCCGACTTGTTGACAAGTAACTTCTAGGTCCGCAGCAACTCACAAGCCGTATTCACTCGACGGTGGTCTACCGGCTCCGGGTGTTGAGGAAGTTGCCCGGCCGCGCCTGCCGGCGAACCTCATCGGCCACAACGCCGCGCATGGTCTGCTCAAGCTGCTTCGACATGCGCCGGGCAAGGTCGGCGTTCTGCTCCGGGGTGCCGGCGCTGCCGTTCACGGTGATCGGCGCATTGATCTGGATCGGCTGCGCAACGGGCGTGCTGCTGTTCGCCGGCATATGGGCGCGGCGCACGGCCGGCGCGCTGCCGACATAGCCGCCACGGTCGAAGCCCGCGAGCGCGCCACGATGAAGGGCCTCAAGGTTGCCGACGCCGATCTTGTCGGTTGCCCGCTTGGACATGACGTATTCGCCACGGTGGACGATGCCGGCCGGCTCATACTTCCCGCCCTGCCCGGTATAGCCGCCATCGGCAAAGCCGAAGATAGCGCCGAACAGGCCACCGCCGCCAGCGGTGCCGAACAGCGCCGCGAGCGGCCCCTGTCCCAAAAGCATCGCCTGAAGGGCGGCGTCGATAAGGGCGTTCGCGAGGTTCCGAACGGCATCCGTTACCGACATGGTGCCGGTGAGCAAGCCCGACAGGCTGGACGTGAACTGCTGGCCGAAGAACATGCCGGCCTGCTGAAGCGCGTTCTGCGATGCCGCCGCCTGCCGGTTCTTCTGGTCAAGCTGGTCGGTGAGCGTCAGCTTCTCGCGCATCTTCTGGATTTCTTCATCCGTGAGCGTGATGCCGGCGCGCTTCGCCTGTGCCTGATACTCCCAAAGCTGAAGCTCGACGCGCTTCTGGCTTTCCGACATGCCGGAAAGCGACTGCTCGAACTGGGCCTTGTCGAGACCTTCCTGAATGGCGGAATTCAGGTTCTTCCGGGCTTCGGTCTGCTGCCGGGCAAGGTCAATCTGCTTCTGCTGCCCATCGGTCGGCGCAAGCTTCTGTGCGGCGGTCGGGGTGCCGTTGTAGGCGTTGCGGATCGTTTCATCATCGACGCCGCGAAGTCCTTCCCACTCGTTGCGAAGGCCGGCCGGATCGTTGCCGCGAAGCCGAAGGCGGTAGCGTGCAATCTCGTCCTGGGTGGCTTCATCGAACAGCCGGTCGCCCGTCAGCCCCAAATCCTTCATGGCGTCCTTGAGCGTGGCGCTTACGATCTGGTAGCGGCCAAGCGCCGAAGAACCCTTGCCGTCGCCATACAGGGCGCGGTTTTCGGGCGTCCGCATACGGCTCTGAAGCGCAAGAATCTGGTCGAGCGTCATGGACGTGAGGTTCACGGCGCCCGTCCACCGGCCATAGTCCAGCGTTTCGTTGTAGCCGCGCCCCTTGTCGGTGCCTTCGGCTGCGCCGATCAGGTCGAGGATATTGCTATGGACGCCGTAGCGGGCAGCGCTACGGGCACGGGCAGCGATGTTCCCGGCGCTGATAAGGTCGTCGAGGTTGCGGGCGTTGTCGAACGCCTTGCTGAAAGCCGCGTCCACGGCGTCGAGCTTGCCGAGCTCATCAAGTTCGGCCTTCAGGTCCGGCACAAGGGCCTTCAGCGAAGCAAGGGCGTTCTTGAAGTTCACGGCCTGCGAGGCGGTGCCATCGAACGCGCCGCCCGCCCGCTGCGTCATGGCGGACAGTTCGCTAAGCGCGGCCTTCAATTCGTCGCTGCCACCGCCAAGGCTGATAATCCGTTCCTCGACGGCGGCAAGTTCCTTTTCCAGTTCCTCGACGTATCCCATGCCGCCAAGCGCCGGGTCGGCCTTGACGTTGGCAATGTCCTTCAAAAGCTGCTCGCGCTGTTCCTTCGCCTTCTTCAGCTTGAATTCGTCGGAACTGTAGTAGGCAAGCGCCTTCTGCTGCTTGTCGTAACCGGGAAGCCACTCACCGCCGAGGTAATACTTGATGTCGCCGAGGATGCCGACGCTTTCGAGCGCGGCCTTCTTCGCATACACGGTGAAGTTCCGCCAAAGCGTGTCAAACTCGCGGTCGATCTTCTTTGCGGCCTCAATCTGTTCGTCGCTGAAGGTCGCGGCCTCGCTGCGAAGCTTCTGGATTTCCTCGACCGAAAGGCCAAGCACCTTCGCAAGCTGCTCCGCGCCGGTGCCGCCGAAAAGCTCATCGAGGGCGCGCGTCTGCGAACCGGCGTCGAGCTTCTGAAGCTTGGTGATGATCTCATCAAGGAAGCGGTTCGGATCGGCGAGCTTCCGGCCGACTTCTTCGGCGCTGTAGCCGAGCCGGTCGAACCATTCCGCGCCGCTGCCCTTGCCGGTGAGCGCGAATTCGTTGGCACGGATATTCAGTTCCTTCAGGGCGTCGGTGATGCCGTCCACGCTCGCACCGGTGGCGGTCGCGACATAGGACCACTGCTGCCATACCTTCGCCGACACGCCAGCCTTGCGGGCCTCGCGGTCCACTTCGGCGATGCTGTCGGCGATCTGCTTGACGGAACCGGCAGCGGCCGCAATGCCGGCAAACACGACGCCGCCGCGAAGGAACGGCGCGAACGCGCCTTCAAGCTTTTCGGCGATGCCGCCGACGCTCTTGCCGAGCGCCTTTTCGGTGTTGTCGGCGAACTGCTTGGCGCGGCGCTCCATGCCCTGCATGTTGTCGTTCGCGACACGCCGGGCGCGGGCGAAGTCCTTTTCCAGCTTCGCGGTGCGGGCTTCAAGGCTGACGATAAGGCGCTGTTCTGCACTGTCCGGCATCGTGATTTCCTATGCTGCTTCGGCCATGAGCCGGTCGAGTTCGTCGGGGTCCATGTCGAGGAAGGACTTGCGGTTGTCGTTGAGGGCCGCGCGCGACACGGCCATGGCGGCGGCCACCGCGCCGTCGATACGGTCGGTGTTCTTGCCCTTGTGCATCCGGGGAAGCCCGCTATCGCCGCGCGAGACGACGACACTATCGAAGTGATGGCGAAGGATCGGGTTCCCGGCATGGCGAAGCGCCCGGCCGTTCACGACGCGCTCAAGGTCGGCGATGGCCGGTCCCATGGTAAGCGGCCCCTGCCTCATCTCGACAGCCGGCAAGCCATCGTCATGAAGGTGCTGCATGATCATGCGGGCGTCGTAGGGATCGAAGGCAATTTCGCGCACGTCGAAGCGGGCGCAAAGCTCGCGAATCTGGTTCTCTACTTCCTCCGGTTCGATCACCGGCCCGTCGATCACCGTAATCAGGCCATCGTCGCGCCACTGCTCATAAGGAACGCCGTCGCGTTCGGCGCGGCCCTTCAGGTCGTCGCCCGGCACGAAAAACCGAGGATGCACGGTGATGGTGCCATCCGGGTTGCGCCACGCGGCGACTACGGCGGTGAGGTCGCCGGAACGGGACAGGTCCACGCCGATGAAACACGGCAGGCTTTCCATGTCGGCGAGGTCGAGCGGGATCTTGCCGGCGTCGTAGGTCGCCATGTCGAAAAGCGGGTCGCGGGAATGCGCCTGCCAGATATTCAAGTTGAACTGCTTGAAGGCGAAGCGGTCGGCCGGACGGTGTTCCGCTTCCTTCGCCGCCGTGCGCAGCGCGTCGAGGTTCGGGAAGCCATACTTCAGGCCGGGATTGACGCGGTGCCATTCGGCCTCATCCTGCCAATCGGCGGCCGGATCGGCCTCGAAGATGATCGGCAGATAGGCCGGGTTCACGATCTCGCCGGACGCCACGCGCCGGGCATAGTCATACTGCTCGAACCCGATGTTTTCGGAACCGCGCCCGGCCGTGGTGGCAATCACCATGAGGGTGCCGCTGGTCTTCACCATGCCGGACTTCAGCGCTTCCCAAAGGTCGCGGCCCTTCCACACATGGATTTCGTCTACCAGCACAAAGGCCGGCGTCTTGCCGTGCTGCGCAGCGCCGTCGCTGGAAATGGCCTGAAGCTCGACGCCTTGCGCCTTGAAGACGATCTTCTTCGCGCTGTTATGCGCGTCATAGATGCGGGTCGCAGCGACAAGCCGCCTATCCATCCGCACGATGTTCGCGGCTTCCTTGAAGCCAAGGCCGGCCTGTTCCCGGTCTGACGCCGCAAAGATCACCTGTCCGGCCGGAACCTTCTCCGGGCCGATGGTGTGAAGCAGCGCCAGCGCCGCGGCGAGGCTGGTCTTCCGGTTCCCGCGGGGAATCATCCAGAAGACGGTTTCGACCATGCGCCGACCGTCCGGGTGGCGCGGGCCGTAAATGCGACGGATAATCCGCTCCTGCCAGTCGTAAAGCTGGAAAGCGTTCTTCGGCGCGGTGCTGTTCGGGTGCTTCAGGCGGCGCAAGAACGTCACCGCCCGCTCGCCGTAGCCGAACGGGTCATCAATCGGGGAACTGTCGAAAATCCATGCGGGATACGTGCTTGCCATCACACCACCGCGAGCGGGTTGTCGTCGTCATCGTCGGGGCCGGCTGCACCGACGCGGGCGCGGCTGGTCGGGGTCAGGCCGTATTCGGCGGCAAGCTGCCGGGCCGTCTGCATGTAGCGGATTTGCAAGCCGCCGAGCTTCAGGTCGGGGATAGCCATTTCGGCCATAAGGTCGCCGATCTGGTTCACCGTGCCGACTGCCATGCAATAGTTCTCGACGCCGGCAAGGTCGGCCTTCGTGATGATGCGGCGGGCGATAAGCTGCGGCATAATCCGCTTCCATTCGGCGCGCGCATAGGCGTTCAACCGTGCCGGGACGGTCGGGGCCTTGGTCAATGCCTCATGGTCGGCAGAAAGGGCCGGCTTCACGCCGCGTTCATGCTTGCTCATCCGGTAGCCACCGCCCGAAGCTCAAGGCCGTGACGGCGGCCCATTTCGGTGACTTCCTTCAGGTCGTAAACCTGCCCGGCATAGGTCACGCGGTCGGCCGTGGTGATGCCGGCAAGGTAGCGGACGCGGAAAACGATGGTGCCGCTTTCTGCCTCGCCGAAGCCGGTGAGGAATTCGGACGCGGACTGCTGCACGATCTCCGCGCGCACCGTGGCAATATTCAGCCAGGCGGACACTACCGCGCCGGTCGGCGACACGGTTTCGGTCTTCCGTTCAATGGCAATGGTGCGGTCGAGCTTCCCGGCGCGCATGTCAGATACTCCACCGCATGACGGCCTCGACGGTGAAAACGCCGTGCGTGTAGGCGACGGCCGGTTCCGGGTCGCGCATCCACCGGATAGCCGGCAGGCCGAATTCATCGAAGCTGAAGCCGGCCGCGTCGGGCGCTTCCTTCAGCACATTGGACACGGCGAAGCCGATGGCCTGCGCGGTGTCCGCGCCATCCTCGACGGCCCAAATATGCAGGTCGAGGAACACGCGGGCGAGGTATTGCGCACCGGAAGCGTTGCCGAGAAAGATGGTCCGCCCGCCGCTCATGATGATGGCAGGCACGGTGCCGGGCCGCGTCGAGCCTCCCCTGATACGGTCGGGATCGACAAGCGCGGTGACGGCCGGCGCGGCAATGAGCGCGGAGCGAATAGCAGTCTGAAGGGCAAGGGTCGGTTCGATCACTGGCGGCCGCTCCATCCGTCGCGGACGGCCTTGCGGGCGGCCCGATTGATGCGGTTGCGGATACGGGTGCGCAGCACGCGCCACGCCGGCCAGAAGAACGGTTCGGCCTCATTCTTGGACGTGCCGTATTCGACAAGGTGCGCATAGCGGGCTTCATGATCGCCGGACGTGACAATGACTTCGGTCGGGCCGGCGACACGCGAGCCGCCCGGCTGCGAGAACGCGGGCGTGCTGCCACCGGGCGGCGTCACGGCGATACTGTCGCGAAGCGCGCCCGTGTCCACCGGCGCGAGAGACTTTGCCAAGGTGGCGAATTCATCGCCGCCCTTCACAAGCGCCGGCGTGATCTGGATTTCGGCATCCTTCAGGATGCGGTCGAGCGCGGTGTTGAAGCCGGCAAGGCCGTTGTCGGGCTTACGCGGCATCGTCAACGTCCTCGCCGAACCAGCTTTCCCGGTAGCGTTCGGCCACACTCATCACGCCGAAAGGCGCAAGCTGGATGGTCACGCCGAAGGACGCGGCCTCGCGCTGCTCATAGTAGAAAGCGGCAAGCTCCATGACGCCGCGTCTCAACCGAGCGGGAACCGGGTCGAGCGTGTCCAGCTTGCGGCCGGTGAAATCCTCGAACCATTCTTCGGCCGCGTCGATATAAAGCTGGATAAGCTCATCGTCGGCGTCGGTATCGACGTTCATGTGGTTCTTGGTCAGTGCCAGCGTGACGATGCTCATGCGTTTTCGGCCTGTTCTGAAAAAGTTATTTCGGGACTCTCTTGCGGGAAGCTCCCCGCGCCGGTCCCCTCGAAGGGCAGGAAATTGAAGACCACCCCCCGCCTGCGCTGCTGGACGCTGGGGATGCAAACGGCCTGCTCGACGGTCCAGCCATCGGCGAGGCGCGCACGGATCACGTTGCGCTCGATGCCGGACAGGTCGGACAGTTCGCGAAGCAGGTAACGGGTGCCACGGAATTCATAGAGGCGGATCATTGTGCATTCCTCATGCGGTGATCGGCAGCGGTCAGGACGCGCTCAATCGGCCAGCCGTTTGACTGGCGCGCTCGCAACGTTTCTACGCGAACGCCAAGGTGATCCGACCATTCGTTAAGGGTCATGGTCTTGCCGTCGAAGGTGTAACGGGGAGCGCCGGGACGCGGGACGCGAGGCTTGTCCGCCTTCCTTGCCCTGCTAGGGCGATTGAGGCGAGACGACGCTTCCCGGTCGGCAAGTTCCTCCGGCGAGGGTGCGGCGGCGATCATGGGCACGACACGCTCGCGCACGGCTTCCGGGTCCAAGCCGGCAAGGCTGCATACTTCGTTGAAATCGCGGTTCGGGATGGTGATGTAGTCGCGAGCCTGCTGAATAAGCCGGACGCGGGATGCGGCCGTATCACTTCCCATCTTCTTGCCCTGAAGGGCGTCCTCAACGGCCATCGCGAGAACCCTCCGCCACAGGTTTTCGCAGTCGGCCTGCGAAATCAGGTCATCGTCAAAGGGTGCTTCGGTCATGCGCGGTTCCTCCGGGCACGCTCACGCGCACGTTCCTGCCGCTGGATAGGTCCATCGTGGCAGGGCTGGCACACCGGCATCCAATTGCTGCGGTTCCAGAAAAGGGAACGGTCGCCACGGTGCGCAATGATGTGGTGAACGATGGTTGCCGGCCGGACATTGCAATGCCGGCACGTCGAATGAAACGTGAGGAAGGCGGTGCGCTCGCGCTCCCACTTGGCATCATAGCCGCGTTCGCGGGCGGACGGCCGGCGCTGGTCGTGGCGGGCGTTGCGCTCGCGGGTTGCGGTGCGCTGGCACACGCAACGCGCCCCATGGGCGACGATAAGGCCACAAGAGCAAAGGTGCGGCGGGCGGCTCATGCTGCCCTCGCAAGCTTGGCCTTCAGGGCACGTAAACCTTCACGGTCGAAAGCAGGATCGAAGCCCTGTTCCTCGACCGTCCGAAGCTGTTCGGCGCTGTAGGCGTCGGGCTTCTGGTCGGCGTCCTTCTCCGGTGCGCCGTGGATACGCCGAAGCTTCTCATACAGGCCGGCAGCGGCTTCATTGATTTCGGTCGGCGTGGCGTTCCACGCTGCTTCCGGCGTCCATCCAAGATGGCCGGTCGCGGTGCGGAAAAGCTCACGGTAAAACTTCGGCCACGGCATAGGCGCGGCCTTAGCCTTCGGATCGGGCTTGGCATCATCATCCGACGCCGGGATGAAACCGACGACAAGAGCGGTGAGCGGCACGGTGACGGCATCGGCGACGGCCTGCAAAGGCGTCCGGCCGATCTGGTCGAGGAAGGCGGCTGCTTCCTGCCGGTCGGTCGCCGTGACGGTGATCAGGTCGCGGATGGTGCCGAGATTGAACTCGGTGATGCGCCGGGGAAGATCGGCGAAGCCGTCGAGGCGCACGAAATGGGTTGCCGCCCGCAACGATGCACGGCAACGCACAGCATGAGCACCATGGCCGAGCGTCATCGTGATTTCATCGTTGCGGGCGGCGAAGGTCATGGCGGTTAGGCCGCAACCTTGAGCTTGGTCAGGGCCTCGCCCATGACGACACGGCCACCGACGCGGCGGCGGGCGTGAAGCTTCACGATGCCGTTGGCAGCGCCGGTATAGTCGTCGCGGACGATCTCGAAACCGACGCGATCGGCGATGGCGTAGCCGGTGGCGAAGTCACCGAACACGATCGGCGTGTTGCCTTCGGTCGGGTCGGGCATGTCCACGCCTTCATAGACCGGGCGGCCGAGCAGCGTCGGCGGTGCGCCGACAGCAATCGACGGCTGCCAGATATAGCTTCCGTCCGTGTCCTTCAGCTTGCGAACCGCCGCCATGGTCTTGCGGTTCATGAGCCAAGAGCCATTCGCCGAATAGGCGGTCTTGATGCTGTAGAACAGGTCAATGAGGTCGTCGGCGGCAACGTCGGCCTCGACTTCGGCAATGTCGTCGGACGTAAGGACGCCTTCCGCCTGCGACGTGCCGTTGCCCTTCACAAACCAGCCGGCTTCCTTCTGGCCGAAGCGCCGGGCGATATGGTTGCCGAGATAGGCGGCAAGATCGATCTGCGCGTCTTCCAAGAGAATGCGCGTGACGGGAACGGTCACGGCCATCTCGAAAGCCTTGAGGTCGATCTGGTCGAAGGTCGGTTCGCTCTCCGGGCGGGCGGCGGTTTCGGTGACTTCGCCCACCGTCACCTCATCCACCAGCCGGGGAAGCTGAAGCAGCGGGCCGCCCATGCTGATGGTCTGCGCGAGCGAGCGCACCGGCGAGAATTCCGCGACCTTCTCAAGAATGGACGTGGAAACCGACTCCGGGGCCAGAATGCCGCCCGTCGAGGGCGAGGCATAGCCGAGCGACTTCACTTCGCCGGCATCACCATTGCGGACAAAGGACGTGAATGCCTTCACCTCATTGTCGTTGTCGGCGGTCGGATGGTTGTTGTTCGCCGCAACCGGGCGATTGGCCTTCGCCTCGATCTTGTCGAGCCGAGCCTTCAGGGCCTTCACTTCATCCGGGGTGACAACCGGGTCGGCCTTCACTTCCGGGGCATTCTCAATTTCGTCTTCCATAGGATTTTCCTTGCTCTTTACGATGGTGACGCGCGCGCCGGGGTGGACCGGCGAGCGGCACAAACTGATTTCGGTGATGGTGAGAGACTTGAAGACGCGGCCACCTTCGGCGCGCGGTTCGAAGCCATGGGGCCGGAAGCCAATCGACAGGCCGCCCATGCGCCCGGCCTTCAAACGCCGGTGTGCATCGCGGGCGGGTGCGATGCCTTCCACAAACAAGCGGCCCTTTACCTCAAGCCCCTTGTCGGTTTCGGTGGCGGTTTCCCACACACCGACAACCTGCTTCTGGTCATGTTCCATCACCATAGGCAGGGTGTTCACGAGATTGATTGCACCCGGCTCGATTACGTCGCCGACGCTATCGGGCGAACCGAAGGGCCATGCGATGCCGGTCACGGTGCCGGCGTCGTCAATGGAAACGTCGCCCTTCAGGATAAGGGTTTCAGAAGTCATCGGCGGCTTCCTCATCGGGCAAATCGGCGTAGGCTTCAGCGATACGGGCGCGAAGGATTGCGGAGGAATCGCCGGTCGCGGCGGCTTGTCGCAAATCGACCTGGGCGTCGGGTGCCGGGGCCTCGACCTTGCCGCTCCACCGGGCTTCAAGGATGTCGGCCGCAAGCTGGAACGCCTCAATGATCGGCGTCGGGCGGGCGTAGGCCTCCACAAGGTCAGCCGCGTCCTTCGGCGACGTGCCGCCGCCGATAAGGCCGAGCCGGATCACCTCGATGATGTCGGCGAAACTAAACTGGCCCGTCATGACGCGGGTGTAGACAGCGCCAATGCTCGCGCCGGTCTTCCGCTCAAGCTCGACTTCATGGCCGGCGAGGGCGAAGGTCTTTTCGCCGTCCCCGAAAAAGGCGACGTGCTTCATTTCGCGCTGCCCTTCTTTGCGGCGGCGAACGCCTGTTCAAACTTGGCAAGCCGCGCCTCAAGGCGGACGGCGAGCATTTCCGCGTCGGTGCCGTAAATGCGGCGGATAATCCGTTCCTGCCAGTCAGGGGTGTCGCTCATGCTGCATCCTTGGTCGGTTCGGCGTTGCTGTTGGCGGCGAACGGTGCCTTGGCCGGCCCGGTCGTCGTGGTCGTGGTGTAGGGGTTCGCAAGCTCATCGCCGCCGTCGAGGGCCGGCAGGTTCATGGCGGCCCGGACTTCGTTCGGCGTCATGGCGCGCATGGCGACAAGCTTGCCGAAGATTTCCGCCCGGCCCGCCGCGTCGGCGCGCTGAAGGTCGTCAATGACGAATTCGAAATAGAGGTCGTCCTGTTCGTCTTCAGTCAGAAGGACGGTCGCATAGGCGTCCTGCCAGCGGTCGAGCCACGGCCGAAGGCAAAGCTGAAGGAAGCTCGCCGCCATCTGTTCGGCGTTGCTCCACGTCGCGCGCTCAAGCTGGTAGAGCATGTGCGGCGGCACGCCGAAGATGCGGGCAATTTCGTTGATCTGCTCAAGGCGGTTTTCGATGAACTGCGCATCGGTGCTAGGCATCGTCTGCGCGTCATACTTCCAGCCATCGGGCAGAATGAGCGGTTCGCCGCTGGCATCGGACTGCCAGCGAAGCCACGACTTGCGAAGATTGGCAGCGGTGTTCGCGCCAGTCTCGCCGCCCTGCGGCTTGTCATTGGTCAGCGTGCCGGACGGGCGAGCACCGGAACCGAAGAACTTGGACGCATGGCGCTCAAGCACCATGGCAACGCCGATAGCATCCTTGCCGAGCGTGATCGGCGAGACGCCACCGAAGGCGGGCACATAGAGCACGTCGCGATAGGACAGGCGGACCTGTCGGCCCTTGGACGGCTGGACAAGGTAATAGGGTTCGCCGTCATCCTCGAAACGCTGCTGCACGGTGCCGGGCGTGAGGCGGTGAAGTTCGGCCGGCTGGTCGCCGCCGACGCGCACAACCTGCGCAGCGCCCGCGCCGTGCATGAGGGCGTCCATGGTAAGGACGGTGCGAAGCTGCCCGGCGCTGGTCCAAGGGTTCGCCCGGTTATGGACAAGCCGATTGCCGGCGTGATCGCTTGCGGCTTCCTTGCTGTCGCCTTCCTCGCGGTAGAGCTTGCAAGGAACGGAACCGACGTTTTCGGAAATCAGGCGCACCGCCTGAAGGACGGCAGGCACATGCAAGGCCGTGTTTGCCGAGACGGTGACGCCGGACGCGGCCGGCACGACGCCGAACAATTCGAAGATGGCAGGATCGGACAGAGGCAAAGCCTTCTGTTCCGATCCGAAGCCGAGGGCCTTAACTACGCGGCCGAACCCATTACGCAACGCAACTTCATCCCTGAGAGAACCAAGATAGGAATTTATTCTCTCACAGGTTGAATCCGTTGTGAATCCCTCAATTCAAGAAAATTGATAGATATGCTATTTTTCTTCAGTAAAGATGATCGATCTTCAGGCCGGGATAGGCGATGGAATTCACAAGCTCGACGCGCTGCTGAAGCATTCCTTGAGGCATGATGCCGTAGCGGCCCGTCATGGTCGCGCTGGTATGGCCGAGGATGAACCCGAACTGTTCATCCAGATGGCCGGCGCGGCGAAGGGCATCGGCCGCACCATGCCGGAAGCTATAGAGCGACAGGCCGCGCCCGTCCTTCATTCCAAGCCGGGTGAGGTAGCGGCCGAACTCGCGCGAGAACTCCGCAATCATCTGGCCGCGAGCGTTGCGCTTCGCTTCGGGGAACAGGCGGGCCTCGCCAGCCTTCTTCATGGCGTCGTGATACTTCAGGAAGCCGAGCCGGATAAGCTCATCATGGACGGGCACGACGCGCATGGAACCGGCCGTCTTCACGCTCTTTTCGCCGTCGCCTTCTTCGGTGATATGGAAAATCCAATGGCCGTGTTCCTGCCGCACGTCCGCGACGGCAAGCTGTGCGATTTCTGCCGGGCGCGCGCCGCTGTAAAGCATAATCAGCGGAACCCAATAGCGGTGATCGCGGATCATGACATTGCCGGGCTTGGCGACGTTGCGCCATTCGTCCGCGCTGCGGCATCCGGTGAACAGCGGCGACTTGAACAAGGCGTTCATCTGGTCGGCCGTGAAGGGAACCGTGGTCTTGTCCTTCGGCTTCTTCAGGAACATGCCATCGGCCGGGTTGTGGTCGAGATAGCCGTGATTGACCAGCCATGAGCAAAAGGCGCTGAAGCCGGACAGGTAGCGGTTCACCGTCCTGTGAGTGATTACCGGCTTTCCGACCTTCTCATTGTGCCGGACGATTTGCGCGATGGTCTTCCCGGCGAATTCCTTGCTTTCGGTCGCCTTCACCGGGAACTTCATCAAGAGCGCCTTCCACTCGCGGACGGCCTTCTTATCGATCCGGTGAGCCGGCAGGTTGTGGCCGGCATAGTCAAGGAAGCTGCCAACGTCGCGGCGAGCCTGCGCAATGGTGTCGGTGGCGATGCCCTTCGGGTTTTCGGCGGCGTATTGCTCGAAAAGCTCCATGATGGTTTCGCCCGGCTTCGCCTGTTCCCTCGCCGCGCCGGTGGCGGGCTTCACGATAGGGTCGCGCGGGGTGCCGCCGTATTCTCCCCGGTCGCGCTCAAGGGTGCGCTCAAGGGCTTCGATTTCGGCGCGCATCATCTTGCCGGCGAGGTCGCCACGATCCGGGGATAGCGGATCGATCACCAGCCCATTGTCGGCGGCGCAGGCGTCAACCTCATGATTGATTAGCGCCGTCTCGCCGGTCGCAAGGTGCTGGCGCATGTGGTCGAGCTTCACGCGCCGGGCGTAGGCGTCGAGGTCGCGGCGCTTCGATGCCACCAGCCTGTCAAACTGGTCGGTGATGGCCTCAAGGTCGGCAGCGGTGGGCATAATCTGCCGGGTCTGGTCGTCGCGGTCGAGGGTGCCGGTGTAATGCTTCCACACGGCATCGGCCTTGTCCGCGTCGGTGAGCGCCCGGCGAGCGCGAATGTCATCGAACTGCGCATTCCACTCCGCAATCACCGGCATCATGAGCCGCTTCGCCTCGCGCGGGTCTTTGGTGCGCAAGCTGCGCTCCTTCATCTTCGCGCCGACGATGGTCTGAAGCTCCACCGGCACGGCAATTTGAGCGTAATAGACGCCGCCGCCGCGCTTCTTCAGGTATGACACTTGAGGCATTTCAGTTCCCTGTTTACCCCTACAACCTAGGGGACCAATCTAGGGGAGTTATATGCCGAAAACGTCAATGAATGCAATATGTTGTTTTGATTTCAATGGCTTGGAAAGACTTGGATTTCTGTCCAGGTTCCCCAGCCAAACCGCTCCCAGAAATCCTTGAACTCCGCGGGATTCCGGACCTTTCGCCAGGTCTCCGTTCTGCGACGCGCGTCAAGTCCCATCCTTGGAGCTTGCTGTCCATCGCGGGGGCAGCGAGTGCGCGATCACGTTCTTCGTGATCAGGGAGAAACGAATCCGGTCGATCCATATGCGGCGCAAGAATCCCGTCGACGGCGCTGTGGACCTTGACGGAGGATCAGCTCGAATTGCCGGACTAGGATTTCCAGCCGTCGTCCCAGAGTAAGGCAAACGAATATCAGATCATCTTATCGATGCCGGGTCGATGAGGCATTTCGTCTTTTTGTTCAGCAGCATAGCGCCTCATTTTGGTGACAATCATTAGCAGATTGGGCACCGGCAACGACGCCACTTCCAGACATGGTCAAACGCGCTCGGATGACACTTCCGGGCCAAGGAGCTTATTGTGTCAAATCACGACTATTGCCCATCCTGCCAAGCCCCTCGGCCGAGAGCTGCCGTTGTGCGCTGCCCATGGTGCCATCGCCCATATGGCGTCGCGCGGCTATTGCCGGAGCATCTGTTCGGATCGCCACGCGGTGAGAGAACCCAGGCTCATGGCCAGGTCCGCCGCGGCTGAGTGCGTCTGATCCGTGGCCTGGATCTTGGAATAAACGACAGGTGGGCAGCCACACGGCGCAAGAACGCGGCTTCTCAGCCCTCGGAAAAATCCGATGTGCCGGCCATGGTGGCAATCAGAAGCGACATCTGCGCCTTGTCATGCACGCCGAGCTTCCTGTAGGCGGAACGCAGGTGATGCCTGACGGTTGCCGGCGCCAGGTTCATCCGGCGCGCGACCTCCTTGTAGGAGGCGCCATTGGCGAAGTGCCGGATCGTCTCGAGTTCCCGCGCCCCGAGGCGGTCGAGCGGCGACCGGGGGTGCAGTTCGATCAC